GATTAAATGAAGCACGAGGAATTCTTTGACCAGGAGCACGCGCAAACATTTGTTGGGATGTCATTACACTTTTCATTAATTATTCTCCTTTTTGTTCTGGGACTTCGATTGTTTCAACCAGTTCCAGAGCCGTTGCAATTGTTTTATTAGGTTCAAGATTTGTAAGAGTTCCTTTTTCTGGATCATATTCGCCGATCTCCATAAGCGTGTAGTCTTCGGGTGCGAGAATAACCTCGCCATTAGGATCATTAACCAACATTGCGAAAGAACGTTTCGCTACTTCTGCATTCGGAAATTCGATTGCCTTACCGAATGATTTCATTTTTGAATCCCACATTGCACACAGTACTTTTTTCATTTTATACAGTCCTTACTAATTGTTTGATTTTACGTTGTTGTATTTTTTCTCTGACTCTTAATCGTTCATCAATTGTTTCGTCAAAGTGTTTGCGGGCAAATTCTGCCCTTTTCTCTTTTATATCCTTAAGTTCTGCTTCTGCTAATTGTGAATCCTCATGATTCTGTATAAATAGCTTGTCGTAGAATTTAGGTGGTTTCATTTTAATACCACGCATAGTAATGAAGTCCTTTTCATGCACGTTTTTTCCATATTGTTCATACCAGTCTTTTCCAATGGATTGAGACATTAATACAAACTCTGGTTCAACCTCAGTTATTAGGCCGTTACTATCATCCACTCTGGTGTAATGATCTTTCGTTTCTTGGCTGTCGCCTATCCTCTTTTTCATGACGTATCTCGCCACGTAGGCCGCGCTTTCGAAAGTTACGTCTCCGATTGTTACGAAGCCAAATGGCCATATCTTTGATAGGATTTCGGACGTGTACAGCTTGTGTCCTGTTTTCGTTAATTGATGTAACTCCTTATCGTGAAAATCCAAGTTAAACAAAATGGCGTGATAGTGAGGTCTGAAGTTCTGTTCTCCATATTCACCACAACCAAAGTATTTAATTTTTACATCTGAAAACTTTTTCCTTAATCGTTTAAAGAACTTTTGAAGTTCATGTTTCCGTACAGATAAGTCTTCTGGTAAATGTTCTGGATCATAAGTTAGTGTTATAAAGCAGTTATCCAGGTGTAATTGTGATTCATGCATGATCCGCATTGCCCATTGTCTTGATCGTTCTAACCTGCAACCGCCACACTGGCCGCAGGGTAAATTGAGAGGATCATCTGGTTGTAATGCTTCTGTCGGATTAAATACAAGTGATCGCTTACCGCTTGGATTAACATACTTCGACCGCCATGCTGTCAATGGGTGATAGCAGAGCATAGGTCATAACCGAAAACCGCCGCGCATAGGAACAGCTTTCATGTTCTTCTTGTGCGTACGGTTAGCCGTTTTATTAAACTTCCGATTTGCACGTTTCTTATTCACTTTGAATCTTTTCATAGTCGAGTCTCATGTATTAAAAATAGGGTCTTCATAAACTGTTAAAACTTTAGGATTAATTAATATAGAACATGCTTGTTCAAGCGCAATAACCTGGCTATTCCAGTAGACAAAAGATTCTCTTGCTACTGCTTTTTCACCATGATCTCTAGCTTCAATCCATTGATCATAATAATCCTCGCTTCTATCCATAGCAGTTGTAATCATTTGTTGCAACCGTTTTAATGCTAATTCGGACATATTTATTCTCCTTTATTGGAGATTAGATTATAAGTAATTGATTTTATTGGGGTTACTGTATAAACCCCTGGTTAATACTGGTTAAACCCCTGTAATTTGTGTAAAGACACAAAAAAAGGGCTCTAAGAGCCCTAAAGAGACACCCATAGGGGAGGGGTGTCACCTAGACCAGTTACATCAAGTAAGAAACTGGTCTAGCCGTGTGCCACGGTTAAGAGATGTTTCCGCTTCGCTATCATCTCAAGCCCAATAGCGGGCTTAAATTGAAGGGTACAGATTACCCTTCTTGTGGAGTCACTGAATCCTGTTTTGGTTGATCAGCGGGTGGTTTTACCGCTTCTGGAGGCAAGATGCCTAATTCGCGGAGTTTACCCGCTTGTTCTGGATTGCTGAAAGCATCCAGGTATTGGGCCGGATCGTTATCAAACGCTTTCCGGATTTTTGAAGGAAGGTTCATAAACGCTTCCATACCCTTGACCTGTAGGTTCAAGATTTCCTGATATGTAAGATCAGGTACGGATTTTAAATCAAGAGGAGGCAGAGCATTCAAATGATCAGCTACGCCTGTCTTGATGAATCGTTTTACTACGTTAGCCGTAGATAGTGCATTACCATGATTGTAATGCTGTTCTGTGAGTGATTCTTGCTCACTAACTGATTGATATAACGCGCGATCGCGCTTGTCGTAAGACTTACGAATTTTCATTTTATCCATCCTAAATTTTTCCAATTTTGAATAATGTGATTAGGAGCCGCTTTAATAAGCTTATTCTTAACTACCTGACCAAAACCGTCAGTAGCATCTTTGACTTGTTTAAACATATCATCAATAAGCCATTTAGTGCCTTTTCCAAGTTCATCTGATTGGTCGACAATGTATTGCCACATGTTATCGGCATTAGACAATGCCCTAGCTGGAATAGTTGAAATATCAACTTTATTCTCAGTTAAGTTAGTATCAGCTTTAAGCTTATCTGCAGTAGCTTTCTGGACTTCCGCTTGCTGACGAATAAGATTATTTGTCTCCTTTAAGTTATTAAGTTGAGCAGCAGAAGCCATTCCGGCGAGAACATCCATTTTCTCATTTCTTGCCTGAGCACCAGATCCAGTTGGAGCAACAGCCATACCAGCGGATGGTGTAACAGCACCCTTACCGCCAGCGGCAAGAATAGGATTAAGACCAGCCGCTTTTAAATCTGCAACTTGCCTTTGATGACTTGTATTACTTGCATACATTTGTCGATCCCATTGAGTTGATGCTGCTTGTTGTGATCTTTGCCATGCTGTTGTAGCTTGAGTTTCTTGCCAATCACGATTTTTTTGAGCTTCCGCTCTATTCTGTTTATTTTGCCACGCAGTGGTGGCAGCGCTTATAAGGCCGCCTGCTATAGGACCCCACATACTGGAACCTTTTTTCTGATTTTGAGGGGCATCATTGCCCCTGTTAACTAATATATCCATTAGAGCCGTTCCAGACCCGGTACAGAGTACATTGGGATTGGTCGCACACAGTTAAGATTAATATAACTGTCAAAAATAAATTGAGGTTCACTTGGAACTGCGATAACACGATCGATTACAGTCGACGTAGGATCTTCGATGAAGTCACTATTCAGAACAGGTAACGAGCCAAAGTCTTCAGATAAATGCCATACATCCAAAGAAGTAGCGGCATTACTGCGAAATTGTCCTGTTATTTTCGAAGGCTTATAACGATATTCTGCCCATCGTTCCTGATAACCGAACACATCATCATCTGCATTTGTGCCTTGTGCATAAATTTCTTTATTCAACACAGCCTGTTCACCAAGATTAGCAAACTCAGGGAAATAATGATCAAGTCGTTCTTGACGGGACCACATACGATCGAGACCTTGTTGATATGTTAGATCAGCACGAACTGTAACAAGTCCAATAATGAATCCATGTTCTGTGAAGGATTTATTAAAACCATGACCACTAAAGCTAGCAGTACCAAAAGCACTAAGATTACCTTGCGGACTAGTGGTATCTGTACTGGATGTTTGAGCGACAGGATTAATATTGACAGGAGTAGAACCACCGCCAAGATATTCAGGCCGTTGTAGGCGACCATCCGGTGATATAACTCCAAAATGTGAACGGATAAGTTCAGTATAACGTGTTCCACCTCTTGCATCCCTTTCCAAAAATTGTTGTGTAGCGAAAGCTAAACGTAAGTCATTAATAGTAGCTGCTGTGGCGCTTGATAAATCTGCTTCTAATCCTGAATCAACCCATTTTAAAGAGCCTTGACCGGTCTGTGTGCCAAATGTATCTAATTCAACTGAAGAAGAACCATTTCGCCATGATAATACTTCAGTAGAACCTCCAGAAGCAGACATAGACATAGAAGATCCATCAGATACAACAGGAGCTGTTGTACCTAATGGCATACTTACGGGATCACCGCCCTTTTGCGGCCAAGGTAAACATGAAGTGAAATAATCGTGACGTTTTCCGCGAGGTAACAAGGTATTAGCAATGGCGTAATCAAAACCAACTGAAGCAGAATCGGTTTTATTGATATTTAAGGAATCTTGTAAGTTTTCGTCTCTAAACCATTCATTGTAAATAAGGCCATAGGCACGGAAGGGTAATAAATTATGTTCAGTTTGTACGCCTGTAGGAAGACCCATGTAATCAGCCGTTGAACCTTCGACTGGCGTTGCAGATGCAGACGGAATTAAATAATCAATAGAATCACCTGGGTCTTTTTGTTCACCCATAAACTTCGGCCAATTATCCCAAACCAACCGATTCGGGACAAAGAAGTAAAAGGTTTCCATAAACATATTATCCATTACTGGATTAATTGGAGTAGCTAATCGAGCAAAAGCATTCGCTTTTAAATTGAAACTATCACCAGGTAATACTTCATCTACAAAAAATGGGATTAATTTACCGGCATCGAAGGTAGTTTTATAACCATGAGATC